GACGACTTGGGCCCGAAATACAGATTTTCTTGTCGCGCTGATTCAGCACCAGGTTAGATTTCTCATTGTCGGCGGCGTGGCCGTTAAGTTTTATGCTGACGAACGAGAGGCTGACGACCTTGACCTGCTAGTGGAGTCCACAAAGGAAAACGTGAAGCGCCTGGCTTTGGTGCTGAATGAGTTTCCGATGGTGGGTAATGTCTTCAGCCTTGACAAGGTCATGAGTGAAGTGCCCCAGCACTTGCCACTAAAAACCGATGTTTACATCGATATTCTGACTCTTGGAAAAGAGACTGATTTTTCTCTGGAATGGAATAACGCGGTCGATGGGTTGATCTGGCAGCACCCCGTTAAGTTTGCTTCGAAAGAGCTGCTTATCTCAATGAAAATCAAAGGTGATAGAGAGAAGGATCGAGCGGACGTGGTTCTGCTGTCCAAACCTTAAACCCCCCTGAAATACATTCCCTCCGCGCAACCCTGCACCATGCAGCCCCATGGACGCAGGCATAAACCCAACTACAGGCGACTTGACGGGCCAGCGTATCAATACGCTGGCAAACGCCGTCTACATCCGCCTCATGACTCCCCTCGGTAGCTGGTGGCGTGACCCCACGTTGGGCTCCCGCCTGCACGAACTTCGTCGCGAGAAAGACCGGCCTCGGGTGGGCATCCTTGCCCAGCAATACGCCGAGCAGGCGCTCAAGCCGCTGCTCGATGACGGCCGCGCCAAGGCGATCACTATTACGGCCGACCAACCACATAACGGCTGGCTGAACCTACAAATCGACATCATCGACGCCACCGGCAATCCGCAGGTGTTTCGCCAACCTGTAAGGGTGATCTGATATGGCCTTTTCCACTCCCGCCCTTGAGAACATCCTGGCAGGCATTCTGCGGGATATTAAAGCGCTCAACGACGAAGCCGATATCGGCAGCGACAGCGACCACTACATCCGATCAGCGGCCGTAGCTGCCGCCATCGAAGGTCTCTATCAGAAACTGGCCTGGCTCTACCGGCAGATCTTCCCGGACACCGCCGACGAAGAAGAACTGGTGCATGCTGCCGCGATCCGGGGCGTACCACGTAAAGACCCCGTTGCCGCCACCGGTATCGTGGGCTTGAAAGGCGTTGTGGACGTTGAACTGCTGCAAGGCTCGACCTTGACCCACGTCACGACCGGCGAAAAGTTCGACACCCTGGTTAGCGCGACACTTGGCACCGACGGAACCGCCACAGTCCAGGCCAGGGCGCAAACACTGGGCGCGTCACTCAACGGGCTGACCGGCGAGCTGATCCTCACCAGCCCACCATTGGGTATGGATGCCAACGCCAGTTTCGTCGGGGCAACCACCGGGGGCGAGGATCTGGAGAAGCCAGAATCCCTGCTCGCACGGCTGCTCGACATCATCCAGTCGCCACCTGCGGGCGGCACCATCTACGACTTTAAACGCTGGGCCAAAGAGGTGGACGGCGTGGCCGACGCTCTGGTGCTTCCCGGTCGTCGAGGCGGGGGTTCGATTGACCTGGTCATCACCGCCAGCACCGGCAATCCATCGGTCGAGGTCGTTGCTCTATGCAGGGATCATGTGCTTAGCCTGTGTTCAGTCATTGCGGACGTGTGGGTGTATGTCCCGACCATTAGAACCGTCGACTCCGTCGCGCTGATTGAACTGGCCAACGGCTACACCTTGGCGGACGTGCAGGCAGCAGCTCAGGTCGGATACAACGCGCTGTTGGGTGCCATGAAGCCCCGAGAAACGCTTAAGCGCTCGCACATCGAAGCCATGATCAACAACCTGGCAGGCGTCGTTGATCGATCCGTCACCACGCCAGTTGGCAATGTCAAAGCGTCTGATGATCCGCTCCTAATTGGCTGGATTCGCCCTGGCACCATCACCCTAGGCCTAATGGAATGACCCGGCTTGCCGATCAGTTGCGGTTGCTGCTGCCACCCGTCTCTTACGACGGTATGGCGCCTCTGTTGTCCGCCGCCATCGAAGCCGAGGCAAACGCTCTCACCCAGACAGATGCGCAAGCGGAAGCGGTCTACAGCACGATCTTTGCTGATTCAGGCATGGGCCTGGCCGACTGGGAGCGGATTCTTGCCCTGCCTGACCCATGCCTGATCGGCGTACCACAATCCGTCCGTCAGCGCATCCAGGCGGTTATCAGCAAGCTGCGAGCTCGTGGCGGGCAGAGCAAACCCTTTTTCATCGCCCTGGCCAAGTCCCTAGGCTACGACGTCACCATCACCACCTTTCGACCGGCCCGTGCAGGCATTGCGCGAGCGGGCGACCGACTCTATGGCGGCGACTGGAACTTCACTTGGCGCGTCAATGCCTCCGCTGTGACCGTCACCTACGCCGTGGCGGGCTTAACCGCCGCAGGCGACCCCTTGGCGTCCTGGGGTAACAAAACACTTAAATGCCGACTCAGCCAGATGAAACCGGCCGAGTCCATTTTGTTATTCGGCTACGGAGACAACTGATGCAAAGAATCGGAGACAGCACCAGCACAGCGAACGGCGCTGGTGAGTACACCCAGGGTCAGCCTGGATCGGGTGTTGATGCCACGATGATCACGGCGGAATGGCTGAATGCCGTACAGCGAGAGTTGGTCAACGTGATTGTAGAGGCGGGCATAACTCTTAACCCGGCTGACGATTCGCAAGTGTTCCAGGCTATCCGGACGATTCAAGACGCCAGAATACAAGAGGCAGTTGCCTCTTTGGTGGCCTCCTCGCCGACGACCCTCGACACCCTTAATGAGTTGGCACAAGCGCTGGGTAATGACCCCCATTTTGCCACGACGATGACCACGGCACTGTCTGGAAAAGCCAATAAGGCCACCACGCTGGTCGGTTATGGGATCACGGACGCCTTCACCAAAACCGAAACAATCGACTTGATTAACGGCGTGGGCCAAATCCCTTTGGTGGAGGTCAACACATCAAAGTCCTTGGTGGCGGCCGAGTTGGGGCTTGTCCTAATTGATGCCAGTGCGGCGGCGTTGACGGTTGAGCTGCCTGGTGCGAACGCGGCGCTGGGTGTTCGTGACGTGGTGGTGCGGCGGGTCGATAACACTAGCAACCGGTTGATGATCAAGGCGGCCGGTAGCAATAAAATCAAGTTCCACACGCATTTGCGGGCCGAGGGCTACCCGTTTTTTGTCCTGATGGGGGCCGGGGATTATTGGCATTTGCGCAGTGATGGCAAAGGCAACTGGATACCGATCGCGCGCTTAGACGGTACGGCACTCGGGCGGCCCGTGTTTGAAACGACGACCGTCTTTAATCCGGGTGGTCACGGTCCGTTGAACGGTAGCGTCTTGATTCGTGCCGAATGGCCATGGCTGTGGGACCACGCTCACCAGTCGGGAATGCTGACCACGGAAGCATTTCGCGAATATTTGATTGGTGGCTGGACCACGGGTGACGATGCCACAACCTTCCGTTGTCCAGATGCGCGCGGTAAATTTTTCCGACCCCATGACGAGTCTGCCGGGATCGATCCGGGTCGTGTTGCGGGCAGCTATAAGCTCGATGAACTCAAGGAACATGCCCACTATGTAGGTTCCGGAGGCTACGGCACGCAGGCGATGGGCGGCGGGAGCATCACCTACGCCACCTGGGCCGGTGGCAGCACTGGCGTTGCGGGCGGCTCTGAGACGGCTCCGAAAAACATCGCCTTTCCGGGCCGAATTAAAATGATCTAAGGTGTTTTATGTACATTTACTTGTTTGATCCGCTGGGTGTTTTGTTTGGTCCGGTGTCGCTGCCTGAGGTTCCGGGGTTGGGCCGTCAGATGCCGGGCAACGGCGTTGAACTGGCCGACCTGCTGGCGACGCCTGATTCGGGTAATGTTTGGGTACTTGTAAACGCTGTGCCGGTTCAGCTCCCCGATCATCGCGGCCCCGTATTTCGCGTCGATACTGGTGAGGAACTGGAATGGGAGAAACTGGGAGAGCTACCCGAGGGATACACCCTTAAACCATACCCTGGCGAGTATCACGTCTGGCTCAATGGGAGCTGGGTGCTGGATGCGCCTGCTGAAACGGCTGGCCTGGCAAAG